TTCCAACTGCAATGGAAGCTTTTCCAAGAAGCAACAGAGTTGGACCAAGAGCACTCACAAGCATTCCAAGACCAACTGCGAATTTCTTTGTCTCAGGTGATAGTCCTTTTATTCTGTTCAGTATTCCATTGAGACTTGTGATGACTTTCTGAAACATCGGCAAAAGTATCTCCCCAAATTGAGTTCCAATCTCAACAAGACTCTGTTGAAAGATCCTTGTCTGATTGGCAGATCCTTCACTTGTTCTTGCAAAGTCACCTTGAGCGTTCTTTGTTTTCTCCATCACAAAAGCAAATCTCAGATTGACTTTCTCTGCCTCTGTCATATCCTTGACGTTCTTGGTGATGCCTTGAGATAGTGCAAACTGTTCAAGGTTGACTTGAGTCATCACAACTCCAAGTCTCTTCAAGCTTTCAGTTTCTCCAGTGAAAATTCCTGCCAGTGCTGTCTGTGCAACTTCAACTTGAATGTTCTTGAATGATGACAAGTCTCCTGCAAGTCCAACAAGCTGAGTTGCCATGATCGCTGAACTGTCAGTTGTCAATCCCATTGATGTTGCCATGTCTCCAAAAAGAGAAGCACTCTCAAGAGCTTGATTTGAAGAAATGCCAAAAGACTCAAGAGATGTATCTGCAAAATCTTTGACAGACTGAGAAGAACTTTTGAAAGCCACATCAACTTTGTTGAGACTCTCTTCCATATCCATTGCCAACTTGATGGCTGATCCACCTGCTAATGTCAATGGAGTTGTGAGTCCTAGTGTAGCTTTTGAACCAATTGCTGAGAGCCTTGTGCCGAACCTCTCAAGAGATTTGCCTGCTCTTCCTATACCTTTTTGGAACTGTTGAAGATTTGCAACAAAGTCAACTTGAAGTCTTGGATTTGCCATGATTGTAGTTTTTTACTGCTCTTTTAAAATCATCCAGTGTGCTTATTTTCACATCTGTGACTTCAGGCAATTTAAGCAAATCTTTTGGTTTAATCTTTTTCTTTGTATGTGGTGACAAGATCCATGTTCCAATTGTTCTTGCCACATCCCAAACTTGATAGTCTCTGCTCTGCTTTGCTCTTACTAAATAGTCAAACTCCTTCCAAGTAAGATCCCAAAATTGTTCAGGAAGAAGTCCAAGATCCACATAGGCAACCTCAAAGACATCCTCCCATTCTACTTTTTTTTAGAACCTTTTTTCTCTTGACCTTCAGGGAAGGATTGATTCATTGCTTCAATCACAGTCTCAAAATCAGCTTGATCCATATCATCAATCCATTCTCCAACATCCCATTCATCAAAGTCAACTTCTTGCTTTTTCTTTTTTGCTCCACATACTAAAGCAGACCAAAACAAATCTCTGATCTGAGCAACTGACATCTCTGCCTCTGAGAGTGAGATCTTGTGCTTCTCTGTGTAGAGTGCAAGTTGGTTGATGCCAAACTTGAAGAGTCTTTTCTTGCCACCAATGGCAATCTCAACTTCTGCCCTGAATAGATTCATTAAGACTCACTGAAGCTGACTGCACCAGTCACTGCAATAGATCCTGAGAATGTTGTCACATCTTCCATTGGTGCATCCATTGACAATGATGTGATCAATCCACTTCCAGTGAATTTTGGTGAAGCATCAAACTGTCCAGTTGCAAGTTGCCAGTTGATAGCAGTTCTGTTGTTGAACACAGTGAAAAGATCATCAAGACCTTTCATTGCTGTTCCACCTGCATCAGTGAGTCCTTGAGCACCAAAATCAACAAGTGCTTCAAAGTCAACTGTTGCACTTCTCTGACCTGCAATGAGTTCTTGAACTCCTGCCGAATCTTTAGATGATACATCAATTGTGTCCATGTCGATTGAGATTGATGCACTTGTGCTGTGAGCAATAGCACCACCATCAACAACAATCAAAAAACTGGTTCCATTTATTTTTGCCATTTTAAATCTCTTGTATTAAATGTCTGAATTTGAGTTTGTGTACATACAAGATATGGGTTTCACTTAGTTCTTCCAAAATGGTTGAACTGTCAAGCTCACTCACAAAACAATTGAATCCAGTCATGCTGAAATAAGATTGTGCCCTTGTCACAATCAACTGAGTAACTGAATCACCAATGTCATAGGCTTGACTCTTGCCACCAAAAGATCCTTCAAAGCCAGTCACCACATCAACTGTGATCTTTGCTTCTACTGTGAAAGATGATTTTGACCCTACATGAGCGATCTCTTGTGAGCCTAGATGAATGTATGGATAGTCTTTAGATGGTGGAATCACATCAAAGACTGGTACATTTGATCCACCATGAGTGATGTTTCCATTCAATGTTGTGAAGTACGCTGTCTGCAAGAGTTTGTTTGGGAGTTTCATATATCAATCTTTTTCAAAATGTCAGGAAGGTTTCTTTTTTCTTCTTCAAAGCTTGGAATCAGATATGGCTTTGGAGCCATTCCACCCGTTGTCCTATTGCTCACTTTGAAGAGTATTGCAAAGTCCTCATAGCCTCTTGGAACTTTCACTTTGGTGATGGTTCCAAACTCAACATAAGGAGCATAAAAAACTGAAGCATGAACATTCCCACTGAACACATCTTTCTTCTTTGCTGTCTCCACTTGTAGTGAAGTCATGAGTCTGTTTGATCCACTGCTTCCACTCAGGTTTCTTCTCAGGTTGTTGACAGCTCCTCTGTGAACTCTGTACAAAAAAAGATTTGCTTCATCCTGAACCTTCTGCTCAAATCCTGCTGACTTCTTCTTGATGTCATTCAACACTTTCTTCATGTTTGCAGGTTTGATCTTGTATCTGAGTCTGTCCTTGCTCATTTTTTTACTGCTACAATGTGATAATACTTGACAGCTCCATCCATCAAGATTGATGACTTGATGTTGTATGATCCCTGATAGATGCCTGATGCAATGTTGATCTTGTAGTCATTGTCAAGCAAAGGACTGAAATTTGAGCTGTGACGAACTACAATGTTGTAGGTGACATTACCTATCACCTGACCTGACTCAAGTCTCTCTGTGCCTGATTTTGGCTCTATCCTGCAAGGTACAGTTGATACTGTGGTGTAGGAATTAGTGAATCCACCTGCTCCATCAGATGTTGTGCTGAGTTTCTGAAACTGTGCTCTGTGTTTGAACTCTCCAATGTTGTAGAATTTTTTCTTCAAATGCTTCTCCTTCTGTAATGATTCAAGATGCTCTTAGCATCGTTTGGCATTTTGTTCACAGCTCCACCTGCGACATTTGACCTATCCTCAAACTGTGAGTTGATGATCTTGAGAAGAGCAATGATGATTCCATCAGGAACATCAGTTGCACCAAATCCGGTAGTGATGTCAACTTCAAGACCTTGATACCTGACTGGAAACTTTAGATGAAGAACCTTCTGATCTTGACCAGTCAAGAAGAACTCATCAGATGCAAGTGCAGTCTCCACTCCAAGAACCTTTGTTCTCACAGCATCAACTGACACGTGTGGTGGAAATGGCAGAAGGATTGAGCTTGCATGCTGATCATATTCAAGAGTCATTGTTCTTCTCTTGATCATTGATCCAGTGTACCTCTCTGCAATGTCAATGCTCATGTTGATCAATCTTCCAATCAGTGTGTCATCATCACTGTGATCAATACCCATGAAACTCTTTGCTTCTGAGAGAGCAACAATGGTGTCACTTGATGTTGTGTTGATTGTTTTGCTATATCCTAGAGATTGCCCTTGATTGTTGGTTGCTAGTGAAGTGTATGTTTCCATTGGCTTGAAGTTCTTTCAGTTGAGTTCAATTTCATACATACAAGGTACTGTTTTTTGATCAATCTTGATAATTGACAAAAAAAAGACAACCTGATCTCCTCAGGTTGCCTCACAAGTTTACATCTACCAATTATTCTGTTTTTCTACTATTCATGAATATCATCTTTTTCAGGATCTTCTGCAAGTTGCTGTTGATCCTCATTCTCAAGCTCTGACTTGAGTTCTCTGAGCTTGAACTCTCTTCTGTCTTGTTCTATCCTGAGCCTCTCTTCTTCCTCAAAGCTTGAGCCAATTCCAAGACCATAGTTCCATCTGTCACTTGCTTTCATCATTCAGCTCCTTGTTGATGGTTTCTTTTGAGCACCCATGAACGATCTCTGTTGATCACTTCTTTTCTTTCAGTCCACTTGAAGTTGTCATTGCCATAGAGCTTTTTGATGTCATAGCTGACTCTGTGAGTGAAGCCATCCTTTGACTCTCCTTCAAGACTGAAGTATGTGAAGTTCTGTCTTGCATGTGGGAACTTGATGTCCATCTCATAAGTTGTGATCTGTTCATCTCTCCAGTCTTTGCATGTGATTGTTGAAAGTATTCCAGTCATTTGTTTTCTCCGTTGTGGGATCCCGAAGGATCCCGTTTTGATTATTTGTTTTTTTTGTATCCAATTCTGCTTGCAAACATGTGTGACTGTCTGTCAAGCCTAGCATCTTGTAATTTTACATGATATGAATAGTCATCCATGTAGCTTTCTGTCTCTTCAAGTTGTTCTTGTAATTCTTTAATTTTGTTTTTTAA